CATGATGGTCTACTCCGGCTCCGTCTATCCGGTCCCGGAGATCGCGCCGCACCGGCAGCGCAGCTATCAGATCGCGGTGGCCTTCCGGCGCGGCGAGAGCGGGCCCTTTGAGGCGCTGCTGGGCCGCGAGTGCTACCTCAAGGATCAGTACGGCGCCGCGATCCACGGCGTGATCTCGGCCATCGCCACGGCGCACAATCGCTTCTACACCGTATGCAGCGCCACGCTGGAGGAGATGGAGGGATCGCTGTGAGATCCATTGACTTCCGCATGGACGTCCTCCGAAACGGCGTCCGCTATCAGCAGCTGATCTTCTCCGAGGCGCCGTCAATCGACTGCTCCGCCGACGCGGAGATCTCCATGACGCTGCGGGGCACCTTCCGGCACAACGACGCCGTGGATCTGCTCCGCGACGAGCTGCAGCCGGTGGTGATCCTGGACGGGACCGAGTACCCGGTGGGCGTCTACCGCCCCGCAACCGTCCGCCAGACGATCCGAGACGGCGCCGTGCTGGACGAGATCGAGGCCTACGACCGCTCCCTGCTTCTGAGCTGGGCAAAGCTGGAGACCCGCGCCTACCACGCGTCGGGCTCCAGCTATTCCAGCGTCATCAACGGCTATCTGACCGCGGCGGGCATCGCCATGACCATGTTCGCGCCCACATCGGAGACACTGGGCAGCGCCAGAGAGTGGGACATCGGCACCAGCTACCTCACGATCATCAACGAGCTGCTGGACGAGCTGGCATACGACCACCTGTGGTTCAACAACCGCGGCGTGGCCATGCTGCAGCCCTACGCGGCCCCGGCGGTGAGCAACATCGCCCACACCTACGGCGTGAACGCCTTCAAGCTCGTCTCGCCCTCCAGGAGCCGCGAGACGGACATCTACTCCAAGCCCAACGTCTTCATCGTCATCCGCACCAGCCCGGACTACACCACCGCCCTGACCGCGACAGCCGTCAACGACAACCCTATGTCGGAGCTGTCCACGGTCCGGCGCGGCGTCCGCATCCCGGAGGTCTACCGGGTGGACAACATCGCCAGCCAGAGCGCCCTGCAGTCCTACGCGAACAAGCTCCGGGACCGGGGCATGGAGGCGGCGGAGACCGTCACCATCACCACGGCCATCGTGCCGGATCACCAGGTGGGCGACACCGTCGCCCTGACGGACGCGGACGTGGCCGGCCTGTATCGGGAGTCCGGCTGGTCCTTCTCCATGGAGGCCGGCAGCCAGATGACCCACACCCTTGAGAGGACGGTGCTGTAATGGACGAGTTCTTCACGCCCCAGATCCAGGAGAGCGGGAACGCCGTCTTCCGCCTGGGCACCGTCGGGGCCAAGTACACCGCCGGCACAAAGGGGATCACCGTCAAGTTCGACGGCGAGAGCTCGGCGTCGGACAAGCGCTTCAAATGCAATACATCCGTCAGCTTTGCGGTGAACGACCGCGTCCTGTGCTGCCTGGTCGGCGGCACCTGGGTCGTGCTCTGCAAAGTCGGCGATCCGACATAAGGGGGAGTTTTTATGCGTGATCTCATCATCCGCCCGGGCGACACCATCAACCTGGGCCGTCAGGGCGAGAACATCGCCGAGCAGGTGCAGTTCGACGTGGCGGGCTGGTCCGATCTCTACGGCGCGGGCACCTACTCGCTGCGTCTGCTGCGCCCGGGCGAGTCGATCCCCTATGAGGCCGAGGTCTCGACCTCCGGCGAGCGGGTCATGTGGAATGTCACCGAGACGGACACCGCGATCCGCGGCACGGGCGAGGCGCAGCTGATCCTCACGGTCGGCGACATCGTGGCCAAGACCCAGATCTACCACACCATGATCACGCCGTCCATCGGCGCCGATCCGGAGCCGCCCGATCCGGCGCAGGACTGGTTCGACCAGATCAAGGGCTTCGCCGACGACGCGGAGGAGTCCGCGTCTGACGCCGAGGCCTGGGCCGTGGGCGAGCGCGGCGGCCAGGCGGTGCCGCAGTCCGACGAGACCTACCACAACAACGCCAAGTTCTACGCGGACCAGGCGGACACCGCGAAGCAGAGCGCCGAGTACTTCGAGGGGCGCGCAGCCATGATCGCCGACTATGCGTACAACGTCCAGCTGAGCGTGGAGCGGACCGCTCAGGACGTGCTGCTCTACAAGGGCGCGCCGCTGGTGGCCGCGACGGCTGCGGCCATGACGGACCACAACCGCGTCTACGTCTACGTGGGCTCCGAGACCGGCTACACCGCCGGGAACTGGTACTATTGGTCCGGCAGCGCCTGGACCTCCGGCGGCGTCTACAACGCCATCGCGCTCCAGACTGATAAGACTTTATCTGTATCAGACGAGGCAGCCGATGGCAAGGTCGTCGGTGATGCAGCCGGGTATTTCCCAGTGGAGCTTGCTCAGCTCACTCGGGTCAACCTCTGCATTCAAAGCGATCTGACGCTCATCAGCAACGGCGTCAAAATGCAGACGGTAGAAGTCGTAAGGCAGGCCTCGTGGGATCATCTGGCGGCTATTGCAGGAGAGCGGGTAGCTGCCATTACATTCCTGACCGGATCTATCTCCGGGATGTCATCGGGTGCTTCAGTTTCCTCACTGCTGGCAGCAGGAGAGACGGGGCGGCGCATCATCGGAGAAGGCCAGGCTGCGCGGCTGGATATTCCGACCGACTGTACAGTCATCGCTGTCACGGTAACGTCCAACAACGTCGACATCACGCCGACACAGGTGGCCGGAATCAGCGAGATCGGACTGGGGCGGTACGCCATCCCTGTACAGTTTGATGGAAAGCTGGAGGAGGCCGGGAAGGCGGCTGAGGCAAATGTGACCGGTCAAGCTCTGGAATACCTCGACGGCGGAGAGCTGGACTATCCGCTCTCGTTCCAAAGTAAATGCTATGTTGCGTATGCGACCGGAATCGTGACGGACAACGGCAACTTCCATTGCACGCAGCTCCTTCGGCTGCCGCTCAGCGCGTTTCGTATCAGGACAAATTGCGTCGCCAGCGGAAACGCAGGTTATGCGTTCTACGACACAAATGGCGCCTACGTATCTGGTGCAGCGCTTCCGTCATCCGGCGAGACGGAGATCATGGTGCCAGCTTCCGCAAGATACGTCCGACTCAGCAGCCGCCCGAGCTATGAGAGCGGAACAGCCAGATACGTGCGCGTGACCGAGCAGCGAACTGTACCAAACTCTGGCTATAAAATCGTCATGCTTGGCGACAGCATCATCGGAAACCGGGACGACGAAACATCGATACCAGCGCTTGTGGCAAAAATGACCGGTGCTGCGTGCTATAACTGCGCATTCTCCGGCTCCAATATGGGGACAGACACAGTCGCTCCAGTAGATGTGTTGAAGTTGCCATTCCGCGGTTTCAAGGTGATCGAGTCAATTGTCACCAACGACTACCAGGATATGCTGGACACATTGCCGATCATTACGCAGGACTCGGCCTACGCCAACTACCCGGCCCACGTTCAGACGCTGCAGGGAATGGACTGGAACAGCGTCGATCTGATCACGATGAGCTACGGGACAAACGACTGGGGGACCAGTGTGACACTGGAGGATAATCAGCAAAATCGATACGACACAGACACATTCGGCGGCGCATGGCGGACGGCCCTGGAGATGCTTTGGGGGAAGCACCCACAGATCAAGGTGTTGATCTGCGGGCCGATTTGGCGGGGCGGCACAATTTCGCAGGGGTCGCTCAACTCGGATTCTGATACTTCGACCAAAAACGGGAAGTACTTGATCGAGTTCTCCAATAAGGAGGCGGCCATCGCTACAGAATACCATGTTCCGTTCCTCGAAATGTACAACGAGACGTGTTTCAACAAGTACACGTGGAAGACCTATTTCCCGACAAATGCGTCGAACGCTGTCCACCCTGGTCCGGCAGGCCGTTACGTGATGGCCAAGCGATACGCCCATATGATCCGAAGTATATGAGGTGATCGCCATGACGACTTCGCAGCGGGGCGTGGACCTGATCAAGTCCTTCGAGGGTCTGAGCCTGAAGGCCGTGAAGCTCATGGGCGAGCAGTACTGGACCATCGGCTACGGCCACTACGGCCCGGACGTCCAGCCCGGGCAGAAGATCACCAAGGAACAGGCGGAGGCCCTGCTGCGGCAGGACCTCCGACAGTTCGAGACCTGGGTGAACACTTATGTCTCGGCAAAGGCGCGCTTCAAGCCGAACCAGAACCAGTTCGACGCCCTGGTCAGCTTCTGCTACAACTGCGGCCCGGGGTCGCTGCAGACGCTGATCGCCGGGCGCACGGCCCAGGAGGTGGCGGACCACTTCCTGGGCTACACGAAGCCCCAGGGCTCCGAGGCCTACCGCCAGGGCCTGATCAACCGGCGGATGAAGGAGCGGGCGCTGTTTCTGGCGCCCATGGAGGAGGATGAAGAGATGGAACGCTGGCACAGCCTGTCGGACGTGCCGTCCGGCTACTATCGCGAGCAGGTGGAGCGCCTGATCAACACCGGCATCCTCGCCGGAAAAAACGGCGACCTGGATCTATCCGAGGATATGCTGCGGGGGATCATCTTCGCCGAGCGCGCCATGCGCGTGGTCCTGGAGGACGCCCAGGCGGAGAACAACTGGCTCTCGTCCCAGCTGGACATCGCGGAGAATCGCCTGGAGGAGATCCGGAGCCGGATCAAGGCCCTGGGCGAGAAGCTCATGGAGGTGGGATGATGGAACCAGACGAAATCGTCGCACATCTGACCGAGACCGAGACCCGCAGCAAATCCAACACGAAGCGGCTGGACCGGCTGGAGCAGACGGTGGATGCGATCCACGAGCTCGCCAAGAACGTGGCAGTGCTCGCGGAGTCGCAGAACTCCGTCAAGAAGGACGTGGAGGAGATCAAGAACGACGTCCAGGCGCTCAAGGCGATCCCAGGGAAGCGCTGGGAACAGGTGATCGACAAGCTGATCTTCGGCGGTCTGGCTGCCGCTCTGGGCGCCGTGCTGGGCGTGGTCGTCTCGAGACTGTTTTGAAATCCATTTTTGTCAAGTGCCCCGGGCGCCTCTACACTATGCGTACCATCCGGGGCACGCCTTAAAAAAGGAGGACCAACATGAGCGAGTATTGGAAGGCGTGGTGGAAGGCTGCCGGGATCAGAGCGGTGAAGACCGTCGCCCAGACGGCCATCGCCACCATCGGCGTCTCGGCGGTGATCTCCGAGGTCGACTGGCTGGCTGTTGGATCTGCGTCTCTTTTGGCTGGCATCCTGAGCCTGCTGACGAGCATCGCCGGTCTCCCGGAGCTGGATGGGACCAGGTAAACAAAAAGACCGCGGAGGGCTTAAGGGCCTTTCCGCGGTCTTTTTTTCTTTTCTCGAGCCAGAAACACGCTGCGGCGCAACGCCTGATCGGGATCGATCTGGTGTGCAACTTAGTGTGTAACTTTGATGTGAAAACGTGCAAAAATATGTCAAAACGAGCAAAGGGAGCACGAGCGGGACGCCGGCAAAAAGCATGAAAAAATGGCCTGAAATCAACGAAAACCGTGATTCCAGGCCATTTTGGAGATGGTACGGCAGAAGGGACTCGAACCCCCGACCTACTGATTCGTAGTCATTGCAAAATCGAGCAATACCAACGAAAACGGCGGTTTGGTGTGCAAGTCACAGTGCAATCGAGCCGAAATAACTGTTCAGCTGATCCCGGACGGTGGCCTGCTTCCGGTTTCGGATGTGCGTGTACAGATGCTGCGTGATCGCCACGTCGGAGTGACCCAGGAGCTTGCTGGCCAGCTTCGCGTCCACGCCCGCCTCGTACAGGATCGTGGCGTAGCCGTGGCGCAGCTGGTGGGCGGTGAGCGTGTTGCGCCGCTTCTGGTAGACATAGGAGCGGCCCTGCTTATTCACGCGGATCTCCGGATCGTAGGCCACAAAACCGGCGTCCAGGCAGTAGTGGTCCCAGTGGCGCTGGTAACACTTCGAGCTCATGGGCTCGCCGTTCTCCTGGGGGAAGAGGTACTCGTCCGGCCGGAGCGCGGGCAGATGCGGCCGGAGGATGTCCAGGATCGGGACCTCCCGGAAGCCGGCCGTTGTCTTCGGCGGCTTGATCCGGGGCTTGCCGCTGACGTACTCTAGATTCTTGTGGACGCGGATCACCATCTGCTGCAGGTCGATGTCCGCGCCGGTGAGCGCCAGGGCCTCGCCCTTCCGGCAGCCGGTACAGAGCAGAAAAAACGGGAACAGTCCCCAGTAGCAGCCGAGCCCGGCCTTGATCTGATCCACGGCGTCATCCTCCGGCGCCTCCCGGGTGGTGCGGGGCAGGCCGCGGGGCACATCCACGGCAGCCACCGGATTATACTGGATCGCCTTCTCCCGGATCGCGTAGTCGAAGACCATGGAGAAGACGTACTTCTGATTCCGCACGGAGCGGGAGGAGTAGCCCTGGTCCTTCATGGCCAGCAGCACCGCGTTCACGTCGGCGGCGGAGACGTCGCGGATGTCCTTGTCGCCGACGGCAGCCACCGCGCGCCGGAGCGGGGAGCGGTAGCTGGACTGCGTCCCGGCGCCGATCTTTGCGAAGTGCTCCTCTTCCCAGCCCTCCGCGAAGACGGAGAAGAGCTGCGGCGGATGCAGGAACAGCTCCACCTTCCGATAGACCTCCTCCGGGTCCTTGCTTCGGAAGACGTGCCGCTGGCCGTCCCGGGTGATCGACTTCTCATAGATCCCGCTGGGCAGCAAGACCAAGTCCGCATATTTGCGTCTGCGCATAAGAATCCCTCCAAAAGTTTGACTTTTGGAGGCGGGGATGGTACAATCTTCTTGCTTCTTGGATTGCAGGCGTCCCCGCCTCATTCTATCAGCCCGCCTTCGGTGTGCCAGCACCGAGGGCGGTTTTTTATTTACGGGTGACAGTGGCCGCATGGCGTATAACCCCGGGCGATCATGTCCTGACGGGTGGTGTTCAAAGTAACCTTATTTTCGGCGCTCATGTTGGCCACGTCGGCGCAGGTGGGCAGGTGGAAGACCTTCGACCGGCTGTTTGCCACGTATTGACGCGTCGTTTCCGCCTCCACCGGCGGGGCCTCTTCCTCGTATCGGTCGCCGGAGAGCTGCCGGGCGGTCCAGTCGTTCAGGCCGACCTGGTAGCTGGCGATCAAAGCGCCGGTGCCGAGGCGGCTGCCGTCCTGATCCTCGCCGGGGACCGCCTCGAACCGGTCCACCAGCAGCTGATCACCGTCGACGCGCAGGCGCCAGGTCCCGGACCAGCCGCTGGAGTCCACGATGTAGTGGACCTCGTCGTCGGAGGAGAAATAGGCGTAGTAGTAGCTCAGGGCGTACCGGGAGATGTCCGCGCCGGAGTAGATCCGGAGCTCCCGGACGGCGCCGGTGGGATCGTTCTCCACGGAGCTGTAGAAGTCGCCGTTCAGCTCCGCCGCGTCCAGGCACCAGTCGGGCAGCTCGCGCCGCAGTCTGACCGGAGCCACCGACGGCGTGGGAGCGGTCTGCTCCGCGCTCAGATCCTTCGTCTGGGGATCAGCGCGGAGGGTCGCTGTCCTGGAGGGCAGCACCGACTCCAGCAGATCCACCGCGGCGTCATAGAAGAGCAGGCCAAAGGAGATCAGGCCGAGGATGCAGAGCGTCACAAAAATGATCACTGAGCGGGTCTTCTTCATTCTGGGCCTCCTTCTGTCCGAATAACCGGACACAGGCTGTTGAAACTTCTCTTGATTCTCAAAAATATGTTCAGTATGATAGGGCCACAAGGAACGAGCGAGGAGGCGCGGAACCGTGACAGCCAAGGAAGAACTGATTCAGATCATTCGTCAGAATCCTGACCGGATTGAGGAAATTGTTGACGTATTCCTAGCAACAATGCGCGACATATCTCGTCAGGCAGATGCTCCACCAGAGCAATGAGATCCCGCTGAGCCTGGGACAGCTCCCCATCCGTGGGGGGCTGTTTTTCCTCGTCGTCCTCCCAGCCCATCAGATCAGCCGGAGTCGTTCCGAGCGCCTGGGCGATGGGGATCAGCACGTCGGCGGGCATATTCTCGATGTCCCCGTTCTCGTAACGGTAGACGGTGGCGCGGTGTTTTCCGAGCCGCTTTGCGAGATCATCAACAGACAGGCCAAGCTCCTCCCGGCGCTGTTTGATGCGTTCACCGATTCTCATAACATCATCTCCTCCGGTCCAAAATACCACATCTTTTGCATAAATGCAACCCACTAGCGCACCGATAAAAAAATAATTGCAGAAACGCGAAAATTATGTTGACAAGCTGGCCATCTGCCTGTATAGTGAAGGTGTCGCAGAAGTGCGACGAAATCACAGAGAGGAGGACATAGAATGGTAGACATCAAAAAGCTGAAGGCAGCTATCGTCGAGAAGGGATTCACCATCGGAGAAGTGGCAAGTGCCGTGAATTTGAGCCAGGCAACGCTCTATAGACGCCTCCGCGGCGACGGTGGCTCGTTCTCGCTCCGAGACGTGGCGAAAATTTCCGCATTCCTGGGGCTGAACACCGAAAGGATCAACGAGATTTTTTTTGCCGATGAAGTCGCATAAATGCGACATACAGAAAGGCGGGGACGATTATGGAAAAATCAACATACCGGGACAACCTGGAACGGATCAAGGAGATGTTCCCGGACAAGGAGCTGCTGACCACGTCCGACGTGGCGCGGTTCCTGGG